AGTTTATAGGAACCCTTATAAACTTCACTTAAACTGTTCGTAACACATCTACTTTTTCATTTTACTTTCAAAGATGTCTTATTAACATTAGGTGAAGTTTATAAGGGTTCCTATTTATAGTGAAAGGAAGATGAATAAATGAAAAAAAGAACAGAATATTTTATTAAAACCACCACAATTATTGTATTTATCATCGATATATTCCTTATTACATTTTTATTGAACACACTCCTCTTTAAAAATGTAAAAATCATCCCACAGTATAGTCGAAAATCTCGTATCATTTACCTCCAAGTTAAAAGAAAAGATTTTTTCAAAGACATACCTAAGAAAAAGTTGGATGATGAGGGTTATATATATTTTAAAGCAACTGCCTATGATAACTCCCCTGAGGATCAAGGTATTTGGGTTAATCAAACAGCAACAGGTTTTAGCTTAAAAGGATTATCTCGAAAAGATGCACAATGTATAGCTGTGGACCCAAAAATAATACCATTAAAATCAGAAGTACACATAATATTTCCAGAACCATATGCACACTTTTCAGGAATATACTATGCAAGAGATGTTGGTGAAGGAATCAAAGGAAAACATATTGATTTATTCTTAGGGGATGGAGTTGCTAAACAAGATGTTAGAAATTTCAGCATTAGAAAAGTAAAGATTAAAATTTTAAAGAAAGGGTGATAATTATATGAGTGTAAAAAAAATAACTACAAAATTTTCACCTGCTAAAACACCAGAGGCTAGAGAGAAACAACTTATTTCTTTAGCTATGGATAGAGCCGAACAACAAATAAGAGATGGTACAGCATCATCACAAGTCATTACACATTTTCTTAAGTTGGGTTCCGAAAGAGAACATAAAGAAATGGAAATGTTAAAAGAAAAGACAGAACTACTCAAAGCAAAAACAGAACAAACAAGAGCTGCTAAGAATATCGAGGAACTTTACAATAACGCTACAAATGCTGTAAAAGTATATAGAGGTGAAGATGTCGATGATGAGGACTTATGATGAGCTTATAAAATTAGAAACATTCAAAGAACGATTTGACTATCTTAGAACTAGATCTACTATTGGTATTGAGACTTTTGGGCATGATAGATGGATTAACCAAAAATTTTATAAAAGTAGAGAATGGATAAGTCATGCCAATTCAATAATAATTAGAGATAATGGTTGTGATTTAGCATTACCAGATTATAAAATAAATGATATTGCTGTAGTACATCATATGAATCCAATATCTGTAGATGATATTATTAATAATAGAGATATTGTCTGGGATCCGAAATATCTAATTACTGTGTCATTTATAACACATAATCATATTCACTATAGTTCTGATATTTCGTCAGAGTTTATAGATTTATTAAATGTTCGAAAAGCAGGTGATACAAAACTATGGTAACAATTATTGAAGATTTAAGAAAATTACTCGGCGAAGACATCAATCAAGAAGCGTTTGATACAGATATAATTATACATTTAAATTCTGTATTTTTAAGTCTTTATCAATTTGGGTATACAAATAAAGGTAAAGTTATAGTTGTTGATAAAAATACGACTTGGGATGATCTGAAAGCTATGGATGATAAGTTTACAGAAGCAGTAAAGAGTTATATTTTTCTTAAAATTAAAATCATATTTGATCCACCATCAAGTTCGTTTGTTCTAGAAACATATAAACAACAAATTTTAGAGTATGAATGGAGACTGGTGGCATTTAAAGAAGAAACGGGGGTATAACAAAATGAAAGGAATAGTATTTCCAGATGAAAAGTCAAAAGATGAATATCTCGAACATCATGGTGTCCTAGGTCAGAGATGGGGTGTGATCACTAGAGGATATATTTCGAAAGGTCGAAGCGCAGCTACAAAAATAAAAAACAGTGGTCAAAATCTTATGGTAAGAGGACGTGCTGCAGTATCAAGGGCTCGTGGAAAAATAAAAGATGGAAATGAAAGAAAGAATAGAATTTTAAGTCGTTTTAAAGTTAAAAAAGAAAAACAAAAAAGACTTAAAGAAATGTCAGATAAAGAATTAAAAGAGAGAGTAAATAGACTCCAATTGGAACAGCAATATAAACAATTAACTAGTAAGAAAAAATCAAAAGGACGTCAAATAGCAGAAGATATGCTAACAACTTCAATAAAAACTGTCGGTACTGGCGTCCTAGTGGCACAAATGAAAAAAGCTATAGAAGGCAATGGCACTTCAAATCCATAATCCATTAAGCAGTAAGCTAAGCAATACAGCTGTTCCAAAATATTATGGAGAATTTAGAGAAAAAGTGTTAAATGGTGAGATTCCAGTTTGTAAAGAAATTTCAATGGAGATGAATAGAATTGACGATCTGATTGCAAATCCTGGAGTCTATTATGATGAAAATGCAGTTGAAGGATTCATTAAATATTGTGAAAGTGAATTAACTTTAACGGATGGTTCGGATTTATATTTATTAGATACATTTAAATTATGGGCTGAACAAATATTTGGGTGGTATTATTTCGTTGAAAGAAGTGTATATACTCCAGAAGGAAAAAATAAAGGACGTTTTATTAAAAAGTTCATAAAGAAAAGATTAATAAAAAAACAAGTTCTAATAATACCACGTGGTGGTGCAAAGACTATGTATTTATCAGTTCTTCATAGTTATATGTTAAATGTTGTACCAAAAACCACACACCAAATAACTACAGCGCCAACTATGGCACAAGCGGATGAAGTTTTAAGTCCGATTCGAACATCAATAGTTAGAGCCAGAGGACCTCTGTTTAAATTCTTGACAGAAGGGTCTCTACAAAATACAACTGGATCTAAAATGAAAAGGGTGAAGCTATCACCTACCAAAAAAGGAATTGAAAATTTTCTTACCAATTCACTTTTGGAAATTAGGCCTATGTCAATTGATAAATTACAAGGATTACGGCCTAAATTAGCTTCGGTAGACGAATGGCTATCTGGAAATACAAGAGAAGATGTCATTGGTGCCATTGAGCAAGGAGCATCAAAAGGCGATGCTTACTCAGATGACTACTTGATCGTCGCAACATCTTCAGAGGGCACGGTTCGTAACGGACCAGGCGACACCGTCAAAATGGAACTACTTCAGATTCTAAAAGGGGAGTATATAAATCCCCACATTTCAATTTTTTACTATAAGCTGGACTCATTGGAAGAAATCAACAATCCGGCATTATGGGAAAAGGCACAACCAAACATAAATAGAACTGTTTCGTACGAAGCATATCAACTTGATGTAGAAAGAGCTGAAAAAGCACCAGCAACAAGAAATGATATAATTGCTAAACGGTTTAATATACCATTAGAAGGCTACACTTATTACTTCACATATGAAGAAACACTCCCACATACTAGAAGAATGTATTGGAATATGCCATGTGCTTTGGGTGCAGACTTATCACGAGGCGATGATTTCTGTTTCTTTTCATTCTTATTTCCTTTAAGAAGAGAGGAGTTTGGGATAAAATCAAGAGCATATATTTCAGAAATAACATTAAAAAAACTACCATCAGGGCTTAGAAATAAGTATGATGAGTTCATTAATGAGGGTAGTTTAATAATTATGCCAGGTGCAGTTTTAAATATGATGGAGGTATATGATGATCTTGATCAACATATCATTAATATGAAATACGATGTTCGATGTTTTGGTTATGACCCGTATAATGCGAAAGAATTTGTTGAAAGATGGTGTATCGAAAATGGACAATATGGTGTTGTTAAAGTTCCACAAGGTGCTAAAACAGAATCGGTTCCTTTAGGAGAGTTAAAAACCCTAGCTGAACTTAGAAGTTTACTGTTCGACGAGGAAATAATGTCATTCTGCTTTGGGAATGCGGTTGTTTTAGTAGATAATAACGGTAATAGAAAACTCTATAAATTAAGAAGCGATCAAAAAATTGATGGTGTTGCTGCTTTAATGGATTCATATATTGCATTTAAAGCCAATACTGAGGAATTTTAAAAGAAAAGGAGGTGAAATATTCTAGTGAATTTTTTAGCTCACGCATGGTCTATATTTAAAGACAAAGTTATGCAGAATAAAAGAGTAGACGGTCCAAGTAGTAGTGAAAAACTGCATAAAACAAAATACTTCTTCTTAAATGATAGAACTATAACTGCTAGTATTATAAATAGAATTGGAATTGATGCTGCGGCATTACCGATAAGACATATAAAAGTAAACGACCAAGAACAATATGTTCGTGATATGCCTACTAATTTAAATAAATGTTTTACTAGAAAAGCAAATATTGATCAAATAGGACGTGCTTTTATACAAGATGCAGTAATGTCGTTGTGTGATGAAGGTGTAATCGCTATAATACCAACAGATACTGTTCTGAATCCAAATCAAACTGCTGGTTATGATATTTTATCATTAAGAATAGGTCAAATATTAGAATGGTTTCCAAAACACGTTAAAGTTCGTGTTTATAATGAAGAAACAGGATATAGAGAAGATATAATTATCGGTAAGGATATTGCCTGTCCCTTATACACAACTGACGCTGCCGAAGAATAGAGAGGTGTAGAG